AGGTATGACTGAGACGTACACCTACCATGTGTACCCGAACGAAGCCAACTTCAGTATGCAGATCATAGGCGACAGTAAATATCAAATGGCTAGATTAGCCGGTAAACCACAGGAGAAATGAAATGAGTATTAGTGCATCAGCAGTGTTAGTGGAATTGAACATCAGCGTGTGGCCTGCATCAAAGCTAGACCGCGATACAACAGCACAAGTGAATACTGACGCATCAGCAGTCGTAGACGCAGCGCGTGTCCACAAGAACCTATTCGCAGGTACTAACTTGCGTAAGGAGATCGAGAACTTTGCCGCCAAGGTTAGGCTCTATCACAATCAGCGAACGCTACCATGGGCAGACAAGGGCGAGCGTATGTTGCCGACTGCTTTGTTTATGGAGTACAAGCAAACCATGAACGCATACGAGCAGACGTTCAATGCCATGTGTGGCTCATTTTTTCATGCTTACCCTGAGCTAGTGAAAAATGCACCTACGCACCTAGGCAAAATGCACAGGGCAGAGGACTATCCCGAGCTTGAGGAGGTGAAGCTAAAGTTTGGGTTTCGTAGAACAGTCAAGCCTGTACCGGAGGCGGGTGACTTTCGCTTAGACATACCTGCGAATGACTTAGATGAGATGCGAGCTGAGTTCAATGCACAACAAGACAACAAGCTAGCTGACGCTATGCGTGAGCCATGGGAGCGGTTACATGAAATGCTAGTAGGCATGTCTAAGAAGCTCGACGACACATCGGGTGGTAAGAAGCGTTACCACGACACACTGGTGAGCAACCCGCTAGAGCTTTGCTCATTGCTTACTAAGATGAACATCACCAACGACCCCAAGTTGGAGGAAGCACGCAAGGAATTAGAGCTAACAATGTTAGGTACTAACATAGAAGCAATCAAGGAAGACGAGCATCATCGCACCGAGGTGAAAGCCAAGGTAGATGCAATCATTAAGAAATTTGAATGGTAAGGAGTAGATCATGGATGCAAGCACAGCAATGACATTGAGTAACGTCACCATTAGCGAGAAGCTATTGAATGGTAGGCGTAAGACCGACTTTGATTTCGTAGTGGAGAAACCCCTGCACGAGATCATGTGGAAGGTCATCACCGAGAACCCATCATGGGAGTTTAAGGTAAATGAGTATTATGGAAACCTTAACGAAGGGCAAACAAAAACAAGTGAGACCGCAAACAATCGCCCACGGATCACAGTTTCTAAGTTCGCAGTATTCAAAGATGGAGAAGAGATCGGCAAGATCGACCGAGACTATCGCTACGATCAGGGTGGGCATGTGTTCTCTATCACTAGCAATGCGATCAGAAACGAGCGTGAGCGTGTAGGCGCGTATCGTACTAAGGATGCTAAGAAAGCCCTAGCCGCTATCAAGAAAACATTCAGTAACAAGAGTGTAGGCGAGCGGGTGAACGAAGCGTTGGCAGAAGCTAACCGAGTTGTTGGCAGACAAACAAGTCGCAAGCGTGGAGATCATCAGAGTGTCTTGCATAGCCTAGTACCGCTTATGAAAGCGTTCGCGTTTATACAGAACCCCGAGGACTTCAAGAAGTATGCAATAGTGAATGGGCAAGCCCACCAACTAGCTAAGCTACGAGAGGCGGAAGCCGAGATGCTTACTGTTACTGACATAGAAAGCAAGTTCAAATCAGATAAAGGTACGAGCCTAGTCTTACTATCTAGTGGAAAGTACTTAGTTAAAACAGGTGACGATATACAACTTTACGATGATAATACGCTCCCACTTGACATGAGAGGTAAGTTGGGTATGTTGAAATTAGTAGAGCCTGAGCAGATGATTGAGGGTGTGGGTTGCCGAGCCACTACCGAGGTCTTTGTCTTACTTACCGCAGAGCGGGAACTGGCATAACAAACAGGCTAACAATGTTAGGAGAATTCAAATGAAAGATGAAATGAAATACCAATCAAAAGTAATCCCCTTGCGGGGTTACGACCACCCCAAATTTAAATGGGTTAACTCTGCACAAACCGATATACGCAGAACGTGGCGAAAGGCGCGACTGCTTATTCGCTTAACCAATGGAGCCGCTTATGAAAGCCGTACTTGAGTTTCAGTATCCGGAAGACGAGTACAAGCTAGAGCATGCACTAAAGGGTACGCAGTACTACAACGCATTGTGTGAGATAGACATAATACTTGCCGCTCCGTATACCAAGGCAGACGCATACGGCAGGATTAAGAAAGTAATTCTTGAAGTATTGGGGGACACATGAGAGGCACTGGATTTGGAAATGTTCTTGCGGGCAACATTGCGGCTCTCAAAGGACAGAAAAGAAACGAAAAACGCATGAGCCAAAAATGGAAAATGTGTTGGAAATGCCAAAAAGACAAAAGCCCTAATGGTGGGTTTCTCCGAATAACTGCGGGGTTACACAAATTTATTTGCAAGGATTGTATGGATGCTAAACAAAAGAAATTGGAGGATGTATGAACGATGACGATGACATTCAAGACTACGTTAGTACAAAGCAAGTGAACGAGGTCTACGAGAAGATACGCAACAACACGCTAGAAGAAGTAGCGCAAGAGTTTGACAAGATGAAAGCCTTTGGGGATACGTCAGCATCCTTTGCAGTATTTGTACGGGGTATGAAAAGATAATGCCAAGACCAAAACCGCCTGAGCCACTTAAAGGTCGCAACATGCGAATGTCTGATATTGAGTATCTTATGTTTATAGAATTAGGAGGAGCCGAATGGCTAAGAAAACATGTTAAGCAAAAAGCAAAGTACCCAAAAGGATACTACGAAGCCCTTGTCAAACAAGGTGCTAACTCAGGAAGAGCTAATGGCGTGGTGGCCGTTCACACGGCTAGACCCGAAGCGATTCCCCAAACCAAAGAAGCCACAACAGGATTATGAGGAGGCAACATTTTGACCACAGGAATTGAGTATTTAAAAATAGAGAAGAAACGCAAGGGGCGGGGGCTTGGTAAGAAACCCGCATTAACTTGCACGAGCTTGCGACTACCGAGAGAGGTGATGGATTATTTCGACACCAACCATCGAATGTCAAAGCAAGCCAAGATGAGAGAAGTTCTTACCGAGTACGTCAACAACCAAACAGGAAATAAACCATGATTAAAAAAGTAACCAAAGCCGCACAAGTGCGTAACTACGTAGCCTCTAACCCAAAGGCCAAACCACAGGAGGTAGCAGATGCTATCGGTGTTGGACTTCAGTACGTATACACAGTGCTGTGGAACGCAAAGAAGAAAGCCAAGGTAGTAAAGAAGGCTAAGCTCACGCTACCTAAGCCTAACTGGAAAAGTGGGGGTGTGTATTCATCGGAGATTCCAATGTTTGAAGGCACATCTAGTCGCCTCACTGAACTTTCAATTCGACCCAAGATTCGTATGCAAGGTAGCGATGGAACACAACGCGAGTTGTTCGACCCAGTAGAGCACCCTGCCCATTACAAAGTAGGTGGAATCGAGACCATCGACTTCATCGAGGCGAAGAAGCTGAACTACAACATCGGCAACGTGATTAAGTATCTGACTCGTGCTGACTACAAAGGCAACAAGCTCGAAGACTTGCGCAAAGCTCAGTGGTATCTGACTCGTGAGATCAGCATGCTGAAGTAAAACCAACCTAACAATGTTAGGGTAATTCCTAGCCGCCTACGGGCGGCTTTTTTACGTCTGTACTATTGACAAAGTCAAGCGGTGTGCTATATTGACTCCATAAACAACTGGAGTATTAGATGGCAACGACACCTGAAGCCAAGGTCAAAGCAAAGATCAAGGCAATCCTCAAAGCCCACGACATTTACTATGCCATGCCCATCGGCACTGGCTTCGGAAGCAGTGGCACTCCTGACTTTCTCTGTTGCATTAACGGCCACTTTGTAGCTATCGAAGCAAAGGCAGGCAGGGGCGCGGCAACAGCCCTCCAACTCAAAGCACTCGACCACATTCAGCGTAGCGGTGGGCATCCAATGATTATCCGCGAAGACAACTTTGCGTACCTAGAGCGTGTGATTGAAGACTGTATGAACTTGGAAATTAAGAAATGAAAATAATAACAGTTGACTTTGAGACGTTCTACTCCCGCGAGATTGGGTTTGCCAAGCAGACTACCGAAGAGTACATCCGCGACCCGCAGTTCCATGTCGTAGGGGTA